TTCTGGGGTTACTACAATTGCTAGTCTTAGTGTTACTGCTTATACCCCAACGGCTTCTTTACTTACTAGCGGAACTGCCGTAGCCTCTACATCAGGTACAAGCATTGACTTTACTAGTATTCCTAGTTGGGTTAAGCGTATTACTGTAATGTTTAGCGGTGTTTCTACTAGTGGAACTTCTAACTATTTAGTTCAAATTGGTTCAGGCTCAGTAACAACAAGCGGTTATACAGGACAAACTAACAGTGGGGGTGGTATATCGGCAAACTCCGCAGGATTTATTGTCTGTAACAACATCGGGTCAGCAAGCCTTTATGTTGGGTCAGTAACAATATTATTATTTAATTCAAACACATATGTAGAATCAGGTCTTGTCGGCCCGACTACTGGTGCGGCTTCAATGGCTACTTCTGTAGGGGCTGTTACATTAGGTGGCGTTTTAGACCGAGTTCGTGTAACTACAGTCAACGGAACAGACACTTTTGATGCTGGTTCAATCAACATAATGTACGAATAAGGATAAATCATGGCAGTAGTCATCAACGGCACAACAGGTGTCAGCTCCCCAAACTACCAGTCAACTGCTTGTATTTATGAAAATGCGCAGACGATTACGTCTAACTATACTGTTTCTACCAGCTACAACGCTATGTCAGCTGGCACTATTACAATCGACACGGGCGTTACAGTTACCGTACCTACCAGCTCACGCTGGGTCATCGTCTAAGGATAAATCATGGCTGGAACAATCGTAGCAAACACGCTCAACACCGACACCGTAGGCGGAGTATTTACCACAGCAAATGCTGTAACAGGCATTCCAAAGGCATGGGTAAGATTTGCTGGAACTACTGGTACTGTTGCTAGTTCATTTAATGTAAGTGCAGTTACTAGAGCCTCAACAGGTGTTTATACAATAACTTTTTCTACGGCAATGGCTAACGCTAATTATTGTGCAACCGTATCAGCTAGTACATCTGCAGCGCCTTCAGGCATTCTTACTGAAATTTTTACAAATAGTTCACAAGTAGCAACTGCACCATCAACTTCATCTTTTGTATTAGGTACGCTTACATATAACGCTGCTGCTTTTGCAGACCCAACATATGTAAATGTTGCAGTCTTCAGTTCATAAGGATAAATCATGGCAGGCACAATAGTCGCAGACACACTGCAAAACGGAACAGGTTCTACTACCTCGATGGATAATGCCATTAATGGTAGCGCAAAGGCTTGGGTATGCTTTAATGGCACAGGACCAGCAGTTAGAGGTTCATATAATGTAAGTTCAATTACAAGAACTGCATTAGGTAATTACACAGTTAATTTTACTAATGCAATGGCTAATACAAATTATGCTTTTTCAGGTAGTGTTGGATATGATACAACTCCAAATCAAACTGCTTGGGTAGCAGGTTTAAACAATACTGCAAGAGCCACTTGGAAACAAACAACATCATTATCAATTTTTACTGGATATGCAAATACACTAACATCTACTTCTGACCCATCAGATATAAGTGTAATGATTTTTAGTTAATTAAAAGGAAATAAAATGTCATTAGTAATTATTTATACAAACTCTAACGGTAACGTATCTGTATGTACTCCAACAGGGGAGATGCCAATTGATAAAGTTCAAACTAGGGATACCCCGTCAGGCTCAATTATTGTTGATAGCGCTATGCTTCCACAAGGCGCAGATGCTAAATTCTTTGATGCTTGGGAACTCAACGGCACAGCCGTTACGGTTAACTTGGAAAAAGCCCGTGCAATTAAGCTGGCTCAATACAATGCTGCTGCGGTACAAGAAGCCCAAAAGCGCCAGTTAAATACTTTAGCGGCAATTGATAACGCAGTATCAGATGAAGCCTTTACAGCCAAGCTAACTGCTGATCGTGTTTCTATTGCTGCTGCAACAACTACTGCCGAATTAGCGGCTATCTAAGGACACATTATGTCAGTATCTTTATACGGTAGTGGACAAACAGTTGTACAGGTAGCACAAGGGACACCTAAAACCGATACTTTTTCTACTACATCAGGTTCTTTAACTGATATTACTGGTATGTCAGTAACTATTACACCCTTAAGCATATCAAATAAAATTTTAGTTCAGTATTCGCTTGGGGAACTAATACCAAGTAATTCGGCTGTATATGGAGTTGCCTTATTAAGAGGCTCTACTGTAATTGGTGCTGGCGCAACTGCTGGTAGTCGCATTTTAGTTTCTACTGGAGCAATAGCTGAAGGCGATAGAGGCACTGGTCAATCTTTTACTTTTTTAGATAGTCCTGCTACAACAAGTGCAACAACATATAAATTACAAATCTATGTAAATGGTGGCTGGACTATATTTTTAAATAGAAGTTCTACAGACTCAGATAGCACGGTTTACAATCGGTCTGCCTCAACAATTACAGTCATGGAGATTGCATATGTCTGATTACGCACTTATTCTTTCTATTAATTATTTTGGTAAACAATGGTCATTAGATGGTAATTCTTATAGTGGTTTAACGTGGTTAGATGAATCCCCAAAACCTACACAAGCTGAACTAGATGCTTTATGGGAATCTACACAAACTGCAGTAGCTGCACAAAAACAAGCAGCCATTGATACCAAGGCTTCTGCACTATCTAAACTAGCCGCATTAGGTTTAACCGAAGACGAAATAAAAGCTTTGATTGGATGAGGCACAGAAAAGTGAACTATGCCCGATCCGTATGGAATAACAGAAGGAGTCAAAACTCTTAGCGGTAGCCTTGATGCAACTAGAGAGGCTACTAAAGGGCTGTCTAAAAGCATTGAAAATGCTCAGCACGATGCAACAGAAGTAGCTCAGAAGCAAGCTAATGAACGGGTTAGAGCAAGGCGGGAAGCAGAGTTTAAGAAGGAAAGAGCATTACTTAAGGCTTTAGATTCATGGCAAAAAAAGAAACAAATCTCCGATGAAGAAGCAAAACTAAAGATTGATTTTGTTAAGAAGCACGGTGCCAAAGAGTGGGAAGCGGTTTTAAAGATTAAGTTAGATATTGAGAATATGCAACGCAAAGACAACGAAGAATACCAGCATGATTTAAAAAAAGTAAGGCGGGTTCAGTTTTATTGCTTTGCAGCGGCGGCGGTAATAGCGTGGTATGTAACTTGGGGTTATAAATTTTAAGGATTACTTATGTTTCCATTAGGTGCAATATTAGACATTGGTGGTAAGATTTTAGATAAAGTCTTTCCTGATCCAGCACAGGCAGAGCAAGCTAAACTCAAGCTATTAGAGATGCAACAGAATGGCGAGCTGGCTCAAATTGCAGCAGATACTGCAGAGCAGCAAGAACTTACTAAAAGACAGCAAGCTGACATGGCTTCTGACTCTACGTTATCTAAAAACATTAGGCCAGCCACCCTTGTATTTATATTGATTGTCTATTCCACCTTTGCCATGATGTCTGCGTGGGATATTGAGGTAAACAATAACTACGTAGAACTGCTCGGTCAGTGGGGTATGTTAATTATGTCTTTCTATTTTGGAGGTCGTACTCTGGAGAAGATTATGGATATGAAAGCTAAAAAAGAATGACGTATGACCAGCTAGACAAACTGGGTATTGACCACAAATGGCTTGCCCCCTTAGAAGAAACTTTTGCTAAGTACGATATTTCTACGCCTGTTCGCCAGGCTTGTTTTATTGGGCAGTGCGCCCATGAGTCTGGTAATTTTAAAACCCTGCAAGAAAACCTCAACTACAGCGCCGAGGGGCTTATGAAAACCTGGCCCAGCCGTTTTCCTACTAAAGAAATTGCAGATCAATATGCACGTAATCCAGCTAAAATTGCTGGCAAGGTTTATAACGGCAGACTAGGTAATACTAGTGAGGAAGAGGCTGCTAAGTATTTAGGCAGGGGTTTAATTCAATTAACCGGCAAGGAAAACTATGCGAATTGCGGAGCTGCTCTTGGTATTGATTTTATTGGAAATCCTACTTTTCTAGTCGAGCCTAAGTATGCGGCTTTGTCTGCGGGTTGGTTCTGGAATAAGAAGGGTTTAAACAGCTTAGCAGATGCCTCAGATATTGAGACAATGACTAAACGTATTAACGGCGGCCTTATCGGTTTAGATGACCGTAAAGCTAAGATTGCCAAAGCATTATCTATATTAGGGTAATCCCGTATGCTACAAAAAATACAACTTAAACATGGGGTTAACCGTGACCAAACCAATTACGCTAATGAAGGCGGTTGGTTTGAGTGCGACAAAATTCGGTTTAGATCTGGGCAACCTCAAAAAATAGGTGGCTGGCTTAAGTATTCTGTTGCTACTATTATTGGCACTTGCCGTCAGTTATTTGCTTGGTTTGCGCTTGGCGGTGAAAACGTCATGGCTATTGGGACTAATGCAAAACTTTATGTAGAAGCTGGCGCTAATCTATATGACATTACTCCGTTACAACGCACATCTACAACTTTAGGTGCAGCTGCTGGTCCTTTTACAGCCACATCTGGCTCTAGAACTATTACTGTTTCTTACTCTACAGATACTGCTTATGATCCAGAAGTTGGCAATTATGTAACCTTTTCTGGTGCTACTAGCCTTGGCGGGGCTATTACCGCTACCGTTTTAAACCAAAATTACCTCATTAAAACTGTAGACACAATTGCTAAAACTTATACCATAACTTCTTTAACCGCAGCTACTGCTGGAGATACTGCTAATGGTGGCGCTACCGTTACAGCTAAATATGATATTGACGTTGGTAATGTTTTAACTGCTTATGGCTATGGCTGGGGAGCAGGTACTTGGGGTCGTAATGGTTGGGGTTTAGGTTCTGTAACGCCCGTACAGTTATTCCAAAGAGATTGGTTTTTTGACAATTTTGATAACGACTTAGTAGCTAACATTCGCAATGGCGCCCCTTATTATTGGGCTTTTAATGGCGCTTTTACTACCCGTGCCGTTCTTTTATCTTCGGTTTCTGGGGCTTCAGATGTTCCTGCAGTAGTAATGCAGTTATTAACTTCTCAAGGTGATAAACACCTTTTGGCTTTTGGCGCTACTGAATATGGCAGCGCTGTATTTAATCCGTTATTAATTCGTTGGTCTGATCAAGATGACCCAGCAAATTGGACTCCATTACCAACTAACTCGGCTGGGTTTATCAAGGTATCCCGTGGTTCACGCATTGTTCGTGCTTTACCAACCCGCCAAGAAATTTTGGTTTTTACCGACGCTACTTTAAATTCACTTCAATTTTTGGGTACAACAGATGTATTTGGCATTCAAGAGCTTTCTGATAACATATCTATTGCTAGTCCCCGTGCCTGTATTGCGGTGAATAACATGGTGTTTTGGATGGGCAACGAAAAGTTCTTTGTATATGCTGGTAGCGTTAGTACTTTGCCCTGCACCCTTACAGGTCACGTATTTGAAAATTTAAATTATGATCAGATTGACCAAGTAGTTTGCGGGGCTAATGAGCAATGGAATGAGGTTTGGTGGTTTTACCCAACAGGATCAAGCACATATAACAATGCTTATGTAATTTACGACCATTTAGACCGA